TTGCTCCTAAAGATGAAAAATTTCCAGACTTAACAGGCGATGGAAAAGTAACACGCGCTGATGTACTTAAAGGTCGTGGAGTTTTTCAAGAAGGTGGTGAAGTTCCTGTAGATACCTATCCAAATATACCACCAGAAGAAATGGCAGAAGCAAGAGCTTCCCAACTTCCTGATAACGAAATGGAAGATCAATACATAAACTATATCATCAATGAAACACTTGATGAATCTGAACAACAATATTTACAGAATGCTTTAGCATCAGACCCTCAACTTAATTCAATTCTGGATAAAGTTATGGTTACTGCTGCTGAGTTTTCTGGGGCTGGAGAAGTTGATGGCCCCGGAACTGGTGTATCAGACTCAATACCCGCTAGATTATCTGACGGAGAGTTTGTTATGACCAAGAAGGCTACTGATCAAATAGGCGCTGACAACCTCCAACGAGTAATGGATGAGGCTGAACGTGCTTATGATGGTGGCTTAATGAGTCGGCCTGACAGCTTGGCAAAGACATCTATGAGCAATGAAGATATTATTCAGCGCCAGATGGCTGGGTCAAGCAAAATGCCGAGTATACGTTAATACGGCTACCTTGAAGTAACAAGCCCCTATCAGTTTGACGAAACAACAAGATAGGCTACCTTGCAAACAACAAGCCCCGTTTGGAGAAGTAACATGACTGTTGCAGATAAAATCGAGGAACAAGAAGCAAACCCTTATAACGCAAAGAAAGATTGGCATGAACAGCAAACTCCTAATTTTGCTAATGCTGATGGTCTTTTCTTTGAGCCTCAGACTAATAAGGCCACCTCCAGCAAAAAAGCTGAAGCCCCTGAAAATGAATCTAAGGATGTAAATTATAAGAAGCGTTACGATGATTTAAAGAAGCATTATGATAATAAAGTTTCTGAATTTAAACAGCGAGAACAAGAGCTAGTAGCTGAAGTACAAACAAATACTCCTCAGTATCAAGCTCCTAAAAGTGCTGAAGATTTAGAAGCCTTTAGGAAAAAAAATCCAGACCTGTACGATACAGTTGAAACTGTAGCACATTTGCAAAATGAACAACAATTGACAGATATACGTCAAGAGTTAGTCGCATTAAAGCAGCGTGAAACAGACATAGCTAAGAAAGAAGCTGAAGTTGAGTTGCGTCAAAGGCATCCTGACTTTGAAAACATTCGCGGCGATGAAAAGTTTCATGAGTGGGCTAAGCTCCAACCTGAAGAAATACAAAACTGGGTGTACAACAATCCTAATAATGCCTCTTTAGCTAGTAAAGCTATTGATTTGTTTAAACTCGAAAATGGTAGTACTGCTAGGTCAACCAAAACACAGTCTGCATCTAAAGGAAGTGCAGCAGACATGGTTTCGACTAAAACGAAATCCATCGATACTAAACAACCTAAGATATGGACTGAACGGGAAATCGCTCGAATGTCCGTTACTGAGTTTGATAAATATCAAGACGATATTAACCAAGCAATCAGTGAAGGACGAGTGACAAAATAACTTGTTTTTTATTGAGGTAATATACAATGGCTTATAACCAATCAGATCAATATTTTGAACCGAGTACGGATACAAACGCTAACTTTGCTAACTCCGTAGCTGGTCAAACTAACTCATACTTCCTTCCTGCTATTTATAGTAAGACGGTTCTTAATTTCTTCCGTAAGTCTTCTGTTGCAGAAGCAATCACTAATACTGATTATTCTGGAGAAATTTCAGCTTATGGTGATTCAGTACGTATCATCAAAGAACCTGAAATTACTGTGTATCAGTATGAAAGGGGTGCGGATGTAACTGCAACTAAACTAACTGATCAAGAAGTTAACTTGGTTGTAGATACAGCTAATGCTTTTAAATTCATCGTAGATGATATTGAAACCAATATGTCTCATGTCAACTTCCGTGAAGTAGCTGCATCTTCAGCAGCCTACTCTTTGCGTGATGCTTTTGACCAAGGCGTAATTGCTTCTATGTTTGCTGGTGTGTCAGCTGCTAGTCCGAATCACATTTTGGGTTCTGATAGTGCTACTGATCTAGCATCTGGTACTTTTGATGGTACTGGTAATCTTGATATTGGTTTTGGTAGTAATGAGCATGATCCAATTGATGTTCTTTCACATATGGCGCGTCTTCTTGACGAAGCAAATGTTCCTGAAGAAGGTCGTTGGTTCTTAGCAAATCCAGAGTTCTATGAGCAGCTTGTACAAAGCAACTCAAAACTTCTGTCTGTCGATTACAATGCTGGTCAAGGTTCTATCCGCAATGGATTGGTATCCTCTGGCAAGCTGCGTGGATTTGATATGTACAAGACTAACAATATTGCTGCTGCTAGTAATGCTGCTGGCAAGTGCCTTGCTGGGCATATGTCTTCTACTTGTACAGCTCAAACTATTGTCAATACTGAAGTGATCAGAGATCCTGATAGCTTTGGTGACATTGTACGTGGCCTCCATGTTTATGGAGCCAAGGTACTTCGTGCAGACGCTTTGGTATCTGCATTCTATGGTATCGACTAAGATTATCGGGGGTCTGAAATATGGCCCCCTTTAATTTAATTAATGGAGAATGATATGAAATGGTCTAAGCCTACTTACCAAAAATTAAGACTTGGTTTTGAAGTCACGATGTATTTCAAACAGGTATAACCTATGCCTCAAATTGGAAGCGAACAAAACCCCGTTAGATTTAATGTAAATAAAAAAATAAAAATTCGTTCTGCATATTATAGAAACGAAGACAAGAAAAAAGCTGATGAAAACTATGACAGGATTTTTAGAAATCCTGATAATCCTGTAAATCATAAAGAGGAAAAGTAATATGATGCATGGTGATAAAAAGAAAATGATGGGTGGCGGTAGGATGCAATACGGCCACGGCAGCAAAGTTAAAAAAGATGGTAACAAAGTAGCACGTAACGAATACAGCAAAGGTGGTTCTGTTTCTGGTGCTATGAAAACTGCGAAGCCTTGTTAAGATGAAAGTTCAAGCTCCCGAAGGTTATCATTGGATGAAGAATGGTAAATCTTACAAACTAATGAAAGATCCTAAAGAAGGCTATAAAAAACACACAGGATCTTCAAAGTCTGCAAACTTTGATATTCAAAAGGTTCATAAGAAATAATGGCTAAATCATATCTAACATTAACAAATGAACTATTAAGAGAATTAAATGAAGTTATATTAACTTCTTCTAATTTTAGTTCTGCTATTGGTATACAAGCTCATGCAAAGGATTGCATAAATAGAGCTTATTTAGATATGGTAACTGAAGAACCTAAGTGGCCTTTTTTAGCTACAGGTGAAAGTGGTGCTACAGATCCTATGTATGGCAATGTTTCTGTAGACACAGTAGCTGGAACAAGATGGTATGAGCTAAAAGCTGCTAGTAGTGACGCAACTGGTGACTATGGAGCAATTGAATGGGATAATTTTTACATAACTACTGTAGGGGTTAGCGGTGAATCAGCTCCTTATGTATCTCAAAATTTATCTTTTTTTACTGCGGAAACATGGAAAGATTTTAGACGTACCAGAGAAAATAGCGATGATGCGGATGCTCAAAATCATGGGCAGCCAAATGCTGTTATTCGTAGTCCTGATGGTCGTAACTTTGGATTAAGTCCTATACCCGACAAAGTGTATAAGGTTTGGTTTTTTGCATATGACTTGCCTACAGAGCTGTCAGCACATGGAGATACTATTGTATTTCCTGATTTGTATAGTACAACTTTGATGGCTAAAGCTAGATATTTTATACATCAATTTAAAGAAAATCCTCAAGCGGCTGCTTTTGCTTTAGATGATTATAAGAAAGGACTAAGAAGTATGCGTGAAAATTTATTAGGGCCAAGCACAGCTTATTTTAAAGATGACAGAATGGTATTTGTTTAATGTCCTTAGCATTCGGATTATCTTGCCGTGGAGGATTAAATACTAATCTAAATTCTTTAGAGCTTTTAGGTCAGCCGGGATTTGCTACAGTTTTACAAAACTATGAAGTTGATCCTGATGGTGGCTACAGAAGAATAAATGGGTTTACTGCCTATGGTAGTTCTTCGGCTGCTAATCCAAATAGTTCTAATAGAATTTTAGGTACGTTTCCATATGCTGATGGAGTAATAGTATGTTCTGGTACAAATATTTATTTTAGTAATACTGGAACATCTTGGGTACAGATAAACAGAAGTAGTGTGTCTGGAAATGGAGATAACTATTCTACTTTTACAGGACGTTCAGTTTTAACAAGAACTAACCAAGGTCAAGCTAGTTTTGTTTTATTTGAAGGTGCTGATTTTGATTATGGTGAAGTTATTATTGCTGATGGTGCTAATAAACTTTACTCTTTTAGAATGGAAGGGACAGGAAGTATAACTGATCGTACATTCTTTTCTGCCGAAATTACTGTTAGTGGCACTAAAGGTGTTAAATATATAACTATTCATGATCATCATTTAATTGCAGCTGGTGTAGAAGATAACTTAAATACAGTTTTTTACAGCGTATATAACGATCCTGATAACTTTTCAGGCACTGGTGCAGGTTCAGTAGTTATATCTGATCAAGTACAAGGAATTAGAGGATTCCGAACAGATTTAATTGTATTCGCTAAAAATAGTTTACATAAACTAATAAATATAAATGACTCTAGTAGTATACGTATTGATCCTATTGCAGAAAATGTAGGTTGCCTTTCTGGATATTCTATTCAAGAGATTGGAGGAGATTTAGTTTTCTTAGCTCCTGATGGTATACGAACTATTGCAGGTACAGCAAGAATTGGAGACACAGAGTTAAGCTCAGTCTCTAGACAAATACAAGGTCTTATTACAACTATAGCTAATAATATTAGTTCTTTTGTAATAGATAGTGCTGTAATTAGAGCTAAGTCTCAGTATAGATTATTTTATGCAGGAGCAAGTGCTTCTCCATCTACTTCTAAAGGTATTATAGGTACTTTTACAGGCCAAGGATTTGAGTGGTCTGAAACTGTAGGGATTCAAGCTTTTGGATTAAGTTCAGGTTTTGATTCAGCAGGTATTGAAAAATATTATCACGGTGATAAAGATGGTTATGTTTACAATCATGACGTAGGTAATTCTTTTTTATTAGATGGTTCTGAGACAAATATAGTATCTACTTATGAAACTCCAGATCTTGATTTTGGAGATATTGGAACATTAAAAACTTTAAAATATGTAAAGACATCTATATCTCCAGAAGGAGATGTGTCTCCAGTTTTAACTGTTAGGTATGACTATAAAAGCATCGACATACCTCAACCAGAAGATATAACATTATCTGATATACCTCTCCCTGCTATTTTTGGATCTGCTAGCTCTACTTTTGGTTCAGCTACTTTTGGAGCAAGTAATGATCCAATGGTAAGAACTACATTAACCGGAAGTGGACATACAGTTAGTCTTAGAATTAGAACAGACGATAAAAATCGTTCATATGGGATAAATGGTTTTTATCTAGATTATATGCCATCAGGTAGGAGATAATAATGGCGCAGACTTACACACGACAAAGTTCTTTTGCAGATGGCGATACCATCACAGCAGCTTTATTTAATAATGAATATAATCAATTATTAAATGCTTTTAGTTACTCTTCTACAAGTGCATCTTCTACAGGTCATAGGCATGATGGTACTGCTGGACAAGGTGGAAATATACACACAATTGGTGATCTTGATTTTCTAAATAAGATAGTAGTAGACAGCACTAATAATCGTTGGGGTTTCTATGTAGAAGTAAGCTCATCTGCAGTAGAGCAAATACGAATACAAGATGGAGCTATAGTACCTGTAACAGACAATGACATTGATTTAGGTACAAGCTCTTTAGAATTTAAAGATTTATTTTTAGATGGAACAGCAACGGTAGACGCTTTAGTTGCTGATACGGCAGACATAAATGGTGGAACTATTGATGGCGCTACAGTTGGTGCTTCTTCTGCTAGTACCGGAGCATTTACAACCCTTGCTGCTTCTGGTGCTACTACACTTAGCAGCACTTTATCTGTGCAAGGAAATACCACACTTGGAAACGCCGCATCAGATACAGTCACACTCACCGCTGACGTTGCGTCAGATATTATACCCAGTGCTGACAGTACTCATGATCTTGGGGACAGCTCTAATTATTGGGCAAATGCCTACATAGATGCTATTACAACTACTGGCAATGTAGCAGTAGGAGGCAATCTTACAGTTACAGGAACTACAACATTTAATGGAGGCACACTAACTTTAGGTGACTCTGCTAGTGACAATGTAGTTTTTGGGGCAGATGTAAACAGCAGTATTATACCAAACACAGATAGTGCTTATGACTTAGGCTCTTCAAGCCAAGAGTGGCGTGACATATACATAGATGGTACAGCTTATGTAGATGCCATTAACTTTAATGGTACTGCAATAACTTCTACAGCCGCAGAACTTAACATATTAGATGGAGTAACTAGCACTGCGGCAGAGCTTAATATACTTGATGGCGTAACAAGCACTACCGCAGAGTTAAATGTTTTAGATGGTATTACAGCAGTTGTAGGAGAACTAAATGCCTTAGACTTAGGAAGCACTGCGGTAGGTACAGCAATTGCTTCTAAAGCTGTTATTTTAGATTCAAACAAAGATTATACTGGAATAAGAAATTTTACTATAACTGGTGATCTCACTATTGGCGGTGATGATCTTGTTATGGGTACAAACACAGCAGGACATATTTTAGTTGCTGATGGCACTAACTTTAATCCTACTGCTGTTGGAAGTCTTTCTGAAATATCTACAGTAGCTAACGATGATGTATTACTTGCAGTAGATACTTCAGGCGGTGGGCTAAAGAAAATTTCTAGAAGTACATTAGTTTCTGGACTAGCGACATCAGGAGCAATATCCGATGTAGTTGAAGATACCTCACCTCAACTTGGGGGTGATTTAGATGTTAATAGTAATGGTTTAGTTTCTACATCTAATGGAAATATTGCACTTACTCCAAATGGTACTGGGGTTGTTAGAATAGATGGTAATGTAGATATACAGACAGGCGAGATTGTTTTAAAGAATGGCGGGTCTGTATCTAATGTTAAGTTTTACTGTGAATCTAGTAACGCTCATTATACTCAGTTGCAGTCATCAGCACATAGCGACTACAGCGGTAACGTAACTCTTACATTACCTGCCGCTACAGATACTCTAGTTGGTAGAGCTACTGCTGATACTCTTAGTAATAAAACTTTAACAGCTCCTAAATTTGCTGATGATGGTTTTATAGCAGATGCTAATGGTAATGAAATAATAAGATTTCAAACAACTTCTAGCGCAGTAAATGAACTTGAAGTAACTAATGCGGCTACAGGAAATGCTGTAACACTAGGAGCTGCTGGTGGTGATACAAACATTGATATCACTATAACACCTAAAGGTACGGGCGAAGTAAATATAGCTGCTGGTAATTTTAACTATGCAGGTACAGCAGTTACTGCTACTGGAGCAGAACTTAATATTCTTGATGGGGTAACGTCTACCGCAGCAGAGTTAAACATTCTTGATGGTGTAACAAGCACCGCAGCAGAATTAAATATACTTGATGGTGTAACGTCTACAGCAGCCGAACTTAATATATTAGATGGAGTAACATCAACTGCTGCAGAACTAAATGTTTTAGATGGTATTACTGCTGTAGTAGGAGAGCTTAATGCTCTTGACCTTGGCTCTACAGCCGTAGGAACAGCTATAGCTTCTAAAGCAGTTATACTGGATTCTAATAAAGATTACTCAGGTATACGAAACCTTACAATTTCTGGAGAACTAGATGGAGGCTCACTAGATATTTCTGGTGATGCAGATATTGATGGTACTACCAATTTAGATGCTGTAGATATTGATGGTGCTGTGCAGATTGACGGTAACACTACTTTCGGCGTAGATGATACTGGAGTAGATGTAAAATTCTTTGGTGATACTGCTAGTGCATATATAATGTTTGATGCAAGTGCAGACAAACTATTAACATCTGGTGGGGCTGTAATAGATGTAGTTAAAGATAAACTATTAATAGGCGGTACAGCAGTCACTACAACTGCCGCTGAGTTAAATATTTTAGATGGCGTAACATCTACTACAGCAGAACTTAATATACTAGATGGTGTAAGTCGTGGCTCATTAATTTACGGAAACGCTTCTGCTGCAACTGCTCTGCTTACTAAAGGTGCGGCAAACACAGTTTTAACCTCAGATGGCACGGACATTTCTTGGGCGGCTGCGGCTCCTGCTGGGAATGTTCACTCCTTTACCGCAAGTGGAGCGGTAGCTTCTGGCAAGCCAGTTGCTTTAAATTCAAACGGAACAGTCACTCAAGTAGCTGGCACATCAGAAAGCACAGGCTCAGAGGTCGTTTTTGAGGCCGCACAGTCTTATCACATTCTGCCTATCTTTGACTCCTCAAACAACAAGGTAGTCATCGTCTACACTGATTCTGGAGACTCAAATCACGGCAAGGCGATAGTTGGTACAGTTAGTGGTACAAGCATTAGCTTTGGAACTGCTGTGACATTTAATGCTGCCACAACGTATCAAATATCTGGTACTTTTGATAGCAATTCAAATAAAATAGTCATTGTTTATAAAGACGTAGGAGACAGCAATAAAACAAATTCAATAGTTGGCACTGTAAGCGGAACCAGTATTAGTTTCGGTTCTGAGGCTACCATCACCACAAATGTTGCATCAGATACCAGCACGACATTTGACAGCAATTCAAATACAGTAGTTACGTTTTACAAAGACACATCCAATAGCAACTATGGTACAGCCGCAGTAGGCACTGTAAGTGGCACTTCGATCTCATACGGAACTCCAGTTGTTTTTGAGAGTGCCGCATCAAGTTTGTACCAGCAATCGTCTTGCTTTGACACATCAAGTAATAAAACTGTAGTGGTATATGCTGATGGAGGAAATTCAAGTCATGGAACCGCTATCGTTGGCACTGTGAGTGGCACTTCGATCTCATTTGGAACTGCCGTTGTATTTCATGCCGCTGGCACAGCTAATGCAGTGTGTGCATTTGACACCACCGCTAACAAAGTGGTTATTGCGTATGAAGATACTGCTGATTCTGAAAAAGGTAAGTCACTTGTTGGGACGGTAAGCGGTACGGCTATATCCTATGGCTCTGAAGTGGAATTTGAGAGTGGCGGCATACAAGAAGTTGGAATGACGTTTGATCCAGACGCAGGAAAAGCGGTTGTGGTGTATATGGATAAAGGCAACAGCAATCACGGAACCTATGCTGTTGGCACTGTTAGTGGTACGTCGATTACTTACGAAACGCCTGTTGTTTTTGCAGCCGCAACGTCAGAAAGATGCACTGCTGCTTATGACACCAATTCAGACAAAGTAGTAATTGGCTTTGAAGACGGTGGTAATAGCAATCACGGGACTTCAATAGTTCTTCAAGTTGGTAGTTCAAATGCTAGTGATTTTGTAGGAATTTCTAACGCCGCAATATCAGATAGTGCAGCAGGAAATGTAACTGTTCAAGGTGGTTTGATTACTAATTCCGACCTAGCCACTTTAACAATTGGCTCAACATATTACGTCCAAGATGACGGAAGTCTAGCTACAACATCATCAGATGTAACTGCTGGCAAAGCGCTCTCAGCAACAACACTTTTACTGGCAGGTATTTAAAATGAAAACAATTGTTGACAACGCAACTAACACATCGCGGTATCTTTTTGCCGATGACAAGTCAGTCACGATGGGAAGCGACACAATTACTGTTGGCGACCCTGCTGATTTCATTATTGGTGATCTCAACAGCGGCAATGCCACTCTTATCACCGGAGTTAGCGAGCCTGAAGACTGGTATGGGTGCAAGTACACCTGCGCGAGTGACGGCACATTTACAGCGGTAGAAGGTTGGGTAGACCCACGTGAGTCTGAATAGTATTACATGGCCTGAGGCATCCTAATGGACTATCAAGTTCTATTTAATATAGCAATTGGTATAGCAGGATTTGTTATAGGCTTTATATTCAGTAGAATATTTACAGAGCTAGATAAGTTAGATGATGACCTAAGTAATATTGTAAAAGAATATGTAAATAAAGATGATTACAGACATAACGATTCTGAAATCAAAGAAAAAATCCGTGGTATATTTAGAAGACTAGATAATAAAGTAGATAAATAATGGATGATGTAGAACTACAATTAATTATTACAGCTGCAGCTCAAGCAGGGGCAAAGCAAGCTTTAAAAGATATTGGTCTTTCAGATCAAGATGCTTATGATGATGTAAAAGAACTACGTGGTCTTTTAGATTCTTGGAGGGCCACTAAAACTACAGTGGGACATACTATAGCTAGAATGCTTACTACTTCAGTATTAACTGCATTAGCTATTGGTATTTATATGGGATGGGGAGGAGAATAATGCTTACGTGGATAAGTAAAATGCTAGAAAAATGTCAAGACTCTTTAGCTAAAGCAAAGACTTGGTTAGATACTGAAATAGCTGTTAAAAACAGAGTAGTAGTTCTAACGTCTACTGGAATTGTAATGCTTGTATTACTTGTAGTTATTATATAATGCTTGGAATAATATCTAGTTTAATTGGGCCTGTATCTGATATTTTAGATAAAGTCGTAACTGACAAAGATCTAAAAGATCAGCTGGCACATGATATAGCTACTATGGCTGAACGTCATGCCCATGAAGTAGTTAAAGCTCAGATAGAAGTAAACAAAACAGAAGCACAACATTCTAGTATGTTTGTGGCGGGATGGCGACCAGCAATAGGTTGGGTGTGTTGTTTAGGTATGGCAGGTAACTTTTTAATAATACCGTTTGTAAATATGGGCCTAGAACTTTTAGAAACTGGAGTAGTAGTACCTATGATAGAACTTGATGTAATGATGCCTGTGTTAATGGGCATGTTAGGGTTAGGTGCTATGAGAACAGTAGAAAAAGTTAAAGGGGTAGATAGAAAATCATGAAGAAGAAAGATTCTAGACTAGCAAAGATAGGAGTTTCAGGTTTTAACAA